GATTGATATCCTAACTTTGAGTTCAATGAAAACTTGAGCTCAATCCGTTATGCCGTCGGGCAACCGATGGGTGCACTATCCAGTTGAGCAATGCTTGCTATAACACATCATGTGATTGTTATAGCAGCCTCAATTTTGGCTGGAAAGGAAGATTTTAAGGATTATTGTATTCTTGGTGACGACGTCGTTATTGCTAATGACGAAGTTGCTGAACAATATTTAGTTCTTATGTCTTCTCTAGGCCTTTCAATTAATAGGCAAAAATCATTAGAATCTAAAGATTTTACTGAATTTGCTAAAAAGTTAAAAGGTTTTAGTGGCTTAGACTACTCTCCTATAGGTGCAGGTTTAATTCTGCAATCTATAAGAAGTAAATCTTACTCATTAAGATATGTCCATGAGCTGATCTCCAAAGGTCTTGTTTCTATTGTAACACTTAGAGAGCAACTTATTTCTTCACCAAAGTTTTTTGGTGGTAGAATAAAGTTGATGCTCTGAAGTGTTGCTTTAGATTCATATATCAAATCATATCTAAAGGGAACAACTGTTGACGTAGGAAATCCTACGATGCAGTCCGCACCTTTAGTAAGATATATGAATTCGAATATAACTAGATTCTACTACCCCTTGCTTTTGCAAGTGGCAGGAGAATATGTAAAAGCGAAAAACAAGTTTAGATCTGAAATTCTTTACTTTCTGAAGTACATTTTGTTTATAAATGTAACTAAGAAAGGATTAGTGTCTTATCCCAGTGTCTTCAACTTCATGAATCTTGGATTTTGGGTGCTAATTATTAAATATATTAACACTCTATTATCTTTGATTCAACTTCGATGTAAGATATACGTGTGGACTACAAAACCCACTCGTTTACCCTTACATGAAATCCCTGTTTTATACGATGCTCTGGATATACAATCCATCGCTAGCATAAAATGAGGAGAGAAGGTTAAGGTTCAAGCATCTACTAAGGTACTCTCGGATATTATCAAAAATGTAGACAGTGGTTCTTTAGTCCACTACTACGCTTTTGGTAAATATCCAAAGAGACGTTAAAGTACGATTTCTTAAAACTTTTTGATTCTTAGACTGATCCCTTTTATGAGGGAAAGGGTTAAGATCACAGGCTTTCATAGTTACTATAAACTATGCTCAACGGAAAAGAAGAAATTCAGGGTCCGTGTGAGATGTTCG